ATATCTTCATGTTCATAGAAAGCACTCAAAACTAGATACGAACGGCTGTTAATCGTTATTGTCTTCATACGTTACTCCTCTTCAATTTCGTAATTTGCATAACTCATAGTTATAAGTTTATTGTTGGGTGATACACCGATCCATGTTGGAGCGTCGCTATCGCACAAGCATCCGACTGTTCTTTTGGGGTCTGGGTTAAACGAATGCCCACAGTTGTTGCATTTAATCTTCATGTTTAGGCAATGAACCGTGCGGCTCTGTTTTCTTTTGGAGCAAGACTAATGCGACGACTTAACTCTCTTGATAAGACTTGAGCACCTCGTTCACACCGATCAAAAACTGTATCTACAAGTTTTCGGTAAGCACGTGCTTGTGTATAAGCTTCTTGCTGTTTTTGTACTTTGTCTTCAACGTCACGTTTTGCTTTAGCAATAGTTACCAACTCTCCTTTTACTTTGTTGCCCCATTGCTCAATCAAGGTACAAGCTTTCACATATTCAAATGCGTTTAGTTCACGCTCTTCAACAATTTCGGCAGTTACTAATTGTGCTTTTGCATAGTTAACCCAAGACATGAATTCGGAGTACAAAGACATCAGTTCAACTTCTGAAATGTCACCAAGGTTTCGTGGAACCACCGGAAGTAGGCTGTGTGGTTTTTCAGGCAATGCAAAGTTTCTTAAGAACCTGTCCATCTCTGGAATTTCTTTTTCAATCATCATTTGCTCCAACATGTGTTCTTATAAGGACAGTACTTACAACCATTGCAAGTCGCTGCTTCTGCCCACGCTGGTCGCATGGGTGGAATCTTTTGTTGTAATGCTACTAGCAGTACACGACAACTATCAAGTATGGGCTGAACAAGGTGTGGTAAATACTTGATTGAAAACTCTTTAACCTCTTGAGATGGCTTCCATTCATAAATAAAAGTTAAGTCATGTATGCCAGTGCAGTGCATATATAGCATTCCTTGGCGAACATGACTAGGAAATGGTTGGCGAATCTTCTTCCATAGGCCATCAATGCCCATACTGGGGTCTTCCTCGTACTGTTTGTATAAATCAAAATCTTCAAAACGAACCGTGCCTACTCCAACAGATTTTATTTCAATCAAAGTCCTTCCCTTTTTGTCTGAAACAATTCCGTCAGCACTTCCTCGGATGCCGTGCTCCTCATCCCGTACCGGAACTTCAGCGTAACGAAGTGCAATCGTTGACCCACATTCTGGGCAATGGTCTGGAGACAAATCCCACCACAGATGGTTGCAAGACCCGCAATTAAAATTTCCTTCTAGTACACCTGCTTCCCAAAGCCAAGTTTGCCATTTGTGGTGAATAGCATGACCTTCTTCAAACACGTTTAAACGTTGAAAAGAAAAGTTCTCGTCAGCTTTAACTTCGTTTTTGATGGTATACCAAGACGCCCTTGGACACCAATCTCTCTTTGCTAATTCACTAGGATGGAAGAAAGATGTGTCTCGTTTTTTATCTTTTTGTTTTTTACTTTTTAACAATTGAATTGCAACAGTCGGCAAAACCCTACCGTTCATCTTTAGTAGGTTTTTGTAATTGTGCATGTCAGACATCAGTTGTTATCTCCAAAAAATCATCCTCACCAATGACCACGTAACGACGACCAGCGAGGTCAAACTGCAACACAGGTACACGATCTTCAAGTAACGCACGATCCCTCAATTCTCGTAAATCTATTTCTTTAAGCGTAATGGTTTTCTTGTTCTCCGTCAACTTATTTTCAATTAAGTATTCGTGACTACGAACATCATTTTTTCTAAGCCAGCCTGCTCCAGACCGTGCATTCCTAGAACCTTTATAGGTATCAGCTGTCCTCTTTTCCTGTTTCTTAGAAGACTTCATGATCCGTGTGTGTCTGTCCGGATCTCTCCCTAATATGGTCATCTAACTACTTTGTAATACTCTTCAATGTCATGCTTTAATTCTTGTTGCATGAACAAGTCTTCTCGGAAAGCTTCAAGCATCTTGTCTTTGCCTTGCCACTTTTGACTACCGTAAGCATAATACGCTCCTGAACGTGTGATTACTTCAATCACTGTTGCAATGTTAATCATGTCTTTCAAGGTGTCAAACGAACCTTTGGTAAAACCAGGTGCATCCGTAAAGTAAAAATCAACAACTGCTTGTTGTGACGGTTTGTATGTTTTATTTTTTAAAGTACGGGCTTTAATAGTTTGCCCTACAATTTCGTCTTTGTCTTTAAGCCACTCATCACGACGAACTTCAACCCTGACAAAATAACTAAAGTTTTTGGCAAGACCTCCAGGTGTTGTCCTGCTGTCGCCCCACATGACTCCAATCTTTTGACGCCATTGATTAATCATCAAACCTGTACACGAGCGTTCTTTTTCTACCATTGAACGTTTCTGTGCTTCTGAAGCTTTGCGAAAAAACTTTGAAGTGATACGAGCACCTAGACCTACGGTGAATTCATCCATCATTCGTTCTGATTCATCTGTAGGCACAAGTGCTGGCAATGAGTCAATGACGATGCAATCCGCAGCACGATTCTTCATTAACTCAATGACCAAGTTGTACGCTTGTTCCATACTGTTTGTTTCAATAACCCACAGGCGAGCAAGATCAACACCAATTGATTTTGCGTAGTCGGGCACAAACTCTTCTGCAGCAACCCAAACTGCTGTCCAATCTGGGTCAAGTGCTTGGTTAGCCGCAATGGTTTTGAACGCTAATGCTGTCTTTCCAGATGATTCGTCACCAATTATTTCTGACCATTGGTTTGCTGGCCAACCACCGCCAAGCATCAAATCGTAGGCAAGTATGCCAGTGGTGGTGCGCTCTAATTGCTGGTGCATCGCATCAGCCCTTAAAATTGAAACGTCGTTTTGTTTTTTGTTTATCTTGTTGATTATTGCCGAGATTGACTCGTAATCAGTTTCCATTTTATGTTCCTCATACTGACCATGATGTTTGGTCTGCTTGTTCGTATAATCCGTTCCACCCACATTCAAAACATCTTGGTGCTGGTGAATGCCCAAGCGTACCACCGTTTGATCTACTAAATACATTTTTACTACCGCATCGTGGACAAGAAAGAGAACCTTCTCGCCTGTGGGCTTCTCCACCTTTCCACGTACGTATTGCCGTGCCCATATCTGTTTGACCACTAGGGTCTCTTTGTTCCTGAACCGCTGAAGGATTTTGCGCAACAGCTGTTGATGCTTGTTGGCGCAATGCAGGAAGAATTACATTCTTGGTTACAGGAGGAAGAGAGGTATTCTCTTGCTGGTCTTTGTTAGATAACTTTTTATCCCACCACGATGACATGTTGTGCAAACCTCATTTTGTGTTAATCGTCGTACTCTTCATCATACTCAAGGTGACCAAGAAGGGCAACCTTTTGATTTGACAATAGTTTTTGAACTAATGCCATGCTATACGACAAAATAACTGCTTTGGTGCTTTCCACCATTGCAGCATTGGGTCCTTGAAGTTCAGGTTGTGTTGTTGATAACACCTGTGTAAACCACTCAACAGACTCAACGATCTCGTCAAAAATTCCATAATCGTGTAATGTTTCCCATTGTTCTTCAATCAATTGGTTTTCCAATTCTTCAACATCTTTAGATACTGGGGCAAAACCTAATTGGTTTGCAACGCTTTGTCCGGTAATAGACGACAGCATTAAACAAAAATTGCGTTTATCAAGAGTAGTTGTCATTGCTTTGCCTCCGCCCAACTTCGTGCCGAGTGACACGAAACTTTTAATGTTACTCCCATGATATCTCTATTATGACCCATAGCGGTTATTAACGTGTTTATTGAGTCTTCTTCTTGATCCTCTGGAGTAATTGCAACAAGCTCGTCGTGAACTTGAACAAGCATCTTTGTTTTGGTATCTTTAAATGCTTTATCAACATCAATCATCGCTTGCTTACATATATCAGCAGCACTACCTTGAATGATGGCATTAATTGCTTGTCGTTGTGCTCTAGAAACCAATTCAGAAGAACGAGATGACAAATCAGGTAAACGCCTGCGACGTCCACTAATTGTAGTGACATATCCTTTTTTGGTGGCTGTAGCAATAGCCGTTTGTTTCCATTTAGTCAGACCATGAAAACTCTTATAATAAGAAGCCAGTAGTTCCTCGGCATGTTCTGGTGTGATGCCAGTGACCCTAGCAAGTTTAGTTGAACCACCACCATATGCTGTAAGAAAGTTCACACCCTTACCGATCTGTCGTTCTTCTGAGGTGACTTCATCAACATCTTTTTTGAATACAGCAGCAGCCGTTGCAGAGTGAATGTCTTCGTTGTTTTTAAAAATCTCAAGCAAACGAGCATCTTGACTGAACATAGCCATAACACGCAACTCAATTTGGTCGTAGTCAGCAACCAGCATTGTGTATCCATCAGGTGGTACAAATAGTTTTCTAATGCTGGAGTCACGCGGAATGTTCTGAAGATTCGGAGATGACGAAGACAAACGCCCAGTGGCTGTCCTATGTAAGTTGAATGAAGGATGTAGTTTGTTGTTGTTTAATTTGGGCAACAAACCATCTACATAAGTATTCTTTAACTTTTGAGTTTCTGACCACTCAAGTAATAGTGGAATAACTGGATGCTTACCCCGAAGACTTTCCAGAGACTCAGTGTCTACTGATGGTGCGCCTTTTGGTGTTTTCTTGGTGGGCTTTAAACCTAACCCACCTTCTCTCTTTTTATTAAATAAAAACAATTGCTTGTCCTTATTTGAGTCTGGATTGAATCCAGGGTAAGCAAACTCTGATAAAAGTAATAAAGTGTCGTGTAACTTTGTGTCTAGTTCTTTTCGTAAATTCTTTAAGTTGTAACCATCTACGGTTATGCCCTCTTGCTCCATGCTCATCAGTACCTGAAGTACATCCATGTCTTGTTCCATTACTGGCAATAGTGAGGATTCTGCTTTCAGTTTAGCCATCAGCTTGACGTACAGCATCCATGTCCAGCGAGCGTCTAAATGAACGTAGCGAGATGCGGCTCCGTAAGGAACTGAGTCAATGGTCTTTCCAAGCTTTCCTTCTTTGTCGTAGGGAGCATGATTATTAAAGTTGTGCAAAATTAAATTGACTAGAGAGAAACTAGGAATATTCTCATCGCAAATATGTTGTAAGACCATTGTGTCTCTATATGGTCCTGGTGGTAGTTCCCCGTAATACTTTTGGATGGACAAAGCATCAAACTTTACGTTGTGACCAACCTTTATGGCATTACCAAAAAAGATCGGGCGCAAAGCTTCAAACACGTCATAGCGAGACAACTGTGTTGGAGGCTCACTGTATACAGGCGGAATGTAATACTTAGTTTTTGCCAACGAAGTCTTTCCGTTCTTCAAAACCTTGCGATACTCCGGTGGTGGCAAAGTTGCTCCGTCCCCACGTTGCTCAGGAACAAGTATTTCACCTAACTTGTGCCCCATAGGAATAGCCCATGAATGTCCATGGGTTGCAATACCTAACCAAAACACTTCATTGCGAAGTGGGTTAACAGCAAGGTCCTTCAAATAGCGTTGGCGAATAGCTTCAGTAGACCTTTCAACAACATCCTCACTGGGATTCTTAAGCGTCGCAATGTGCTGTTTACACTCTTTTTGAAAGTGTGTATTCACATCATCGTGACGCTCAAGAACACCCCGTGATTCAATGTCAAAAGCAAACGAGCCAAATTCTGTGACTACGTCTACTATCTGCTTTAATTCCTCAACGGTGTTTACCGTCTTGTACATTGATTACCGTGCGTCGTTGATCTCGGATGAAATGTCCAAAAGTTCTGAACGTGTCGGTATTGAAATAATTTCAGGTGTATAGCAATTGCGTTTAAGCACAGCCATGTCCTCATCTGTGTAGCCAACCATTGACCACTCTGACAAGTCACGCTCACGAACCATTTGAAGAATGGTTTGTGTTTGTGCACCTTTACCCGTCTTAGATACTGCCCAATAGTTTTTGGACAATGGACCTTGACGAGGGTCTGTGTGGAAGTTCTTAAGTTGGTCAATCAAACGAACGCCAACCTCAAATGACTTAACTGATAGGTCTCCATCTTCGCCAAGTACTGCGATGTTAAAAGCAAACTTGGTTGATGGGCGATTACCAGCGTCACAAAGTGGGCAACCTTCAGGATGATCTGCCAAGCAAACAAAAGACTTTTGACCAGCACGGCCATCAATCCAGTGTGTGCGAAACGATGCATAAGGTTCGTCCTCTAGGAACTTAATAATCTGTGGGTCTTCTGTGACCTTAAAACGTTGAGCAAACGCTGAAGTTGATTCTTGCACTTTTTGTGCTGCACCCCAACCGCGGTTGATTACGCTTCTCTTTGCAGTAGTAGCTACTGGTGTTTCTACTCGCTCTTTTTGAGTAAGTGATTCTTTCTTTGTTTCAACTTTGACAGGCGAATCAAACTCTACTTCGTCTGTGTCAAAGTCATCGTCGTATTTATTTGGCATTTGTCTTTGTCCTTTGTGTTTGTGTGTGTGTTTTTATTTTTTCCAGTTGTCTGTTATGTATTGCTTTAATTTATTCCAATTCTCAGTCGTCACAACTCTTGGATCTGTATCGCCAATTATTGTGCTTACTGCGAATACTATCAAGTCTACCTGCTTGCGTGTGTAAATCCTCCTTCCTTTTGCCTCTACTCCAGGAAGTTGTCCTCGGTCTGGAGGCGCTGTCCTGTAGATGGGTTTTGGGATAATTCCTTTCTTTTCCCATGACCTTACGGTAACTGTTTTCTTTCCTAATACTTTGGCTAATTGACCAATTGTAAACACTTCAATACGTTCGCCTTTGATTACATAGTGAGAAGACTTAACCCCAAAAAAAGGGTCGTCAAGTTTCTTAGGCTTACGCTTTGTCCGGTTCTTCGGAGGGCGCTTTCCTGGGTAATCTTCTATACCTTCAAAGCCCACGTTTCCTTCTCCACATAAAATGATTTAACTTTTTCTTGAATTTCATCGTTATCCCATGCTAAACCAAGCAATAGGCCTTCGTTAATAGTTTCAATAACTTCTTTAACACTATCCCAGAATCCATTTTCTTTTGCCCAAGCTTCTGCAGCAGAAGCATTGAAAGTTTTGGAAATACGACGCTCTCTTTTAATTTCGCATGAGGGAAGGTTGATCCACAAATTTCCTTTGTCATCTGGTTTACCGTGTGCGTCAAGAATTTCGGTTAATTCTTTTTTAAATCCGTCTAAACGTTTTTGTGTTGCATCCAACATTGACTTGTGGTTTTGGAATTCGTTAACAAGTTTGCTGACGTATGCTTCGTCAAAAGTTGCTTCTGGTTGTTGTCTAATAATTTTGCTCATGTCATACCTCGCTATGTGCTATGAAATCGGATAGTGCTCCCAAAGTAAGTTTATAGTCGCCCTTGGTGTCATAACCACCGTCTATAAATGCTTTGTTAATATTTCTTTTTTCTTGTAACATTTCGTATTGCCGTTCCTCAATACTACCCTTCATAACAAATGAAACAACGTTCACATGCGGGAATTCTGAAGAAAGTCTGATGATGCGAGCTTCTCTTTGGTCAAGTTTACCTGCCGACCAAGGCAAGTCGTATGATATTAGATAGTTCGCAATAGGTAAGTCAACACCGTAACCTCCGGCATCTGATGACAAAAACAATCGTGTGTTGGGGTCTTGTGTGAACTGTTGTTTAGATGAATCCCTATCCAACATTGTCATGCCACCCATAAACAACACGCTGTTGGTTAAATGCTTAGTTGCTTTTTGAATCAATCTAAGGTTCTCTTTAAAGAAAGAAAACAAAACAACTTTGTTATTTGGAGACTGCTCTAAAACATCTGTAATGTATTGAACCACCGCTTCTAGTTTTGGTGTGCCAGAGGTTAGTGGCATAATACCTTGGTTTACCAATTTGTTTGCATACTCACTACCTTGGTCATTAGAAGTATCGGCATACATTTTTGCTGACCAATGAACTAGTTCTGGGTTATCGCAAAACATACGCAACACAATCAGTTTGGACATGATGTCACCTTGTGCTTCTTTGTTTCCTGAAGAACCGTAATAGTGACTCCAAAGGTCAAAGCCTCGTCCTGCTTTAGAGATTGCTTGTTGGATTGACTGCAGCAAATCATTTGCTATCTTGCGGTAAACCACTGCTCCTGCTGTGTCAAAAGGAACTGGTATAACTTGTTGTATAACTTGTGGTAATTGGTCTGCAATGTCTTCTCTAGTTTTGCGAATCATTACCCCTTCCATACTGTTGTTTAGTTGTTTTAGATTACGATAACGACTTGGTTTACCAAACCTGTCTCGTACGATAAACGTCCTATCAAAAATGTCAACTTTGCCCAGAACTTTTGGGTCTACAAATTCCATAATAGAAAACAGTTCTTCTGGACGGTTTTCTATAGGCTGTCCAGTCAGGGCAAAACGGTAGTGGTATCTTTTTCCTATACGTTTAATTAAACGAGAACGCCTAGCTTTAGCAGATTTAATGATGGTGGCTTCATCAACAACCATCGCATCAAACGTGTGTTTCTCAAAATCGGCTAAATCATTCTTTAAGGATTCAGAGTTGATGATTACATAAGTGGCGCTAAGTGACGCTCTCCATTGTTTCTTTCTAGCACTTACAGTCCCATCTATAACAATGCAATGAGAGTCAGTAAACTTTTTGATTTCTCGCTCCCATTGGTATTTCAAAGATGACGGAACAACAATTAAAGCTTTCTTCAGTTCTCCTTGGTCTTTTAGTGTCTCCAAAGCAGATAATGTTGTAATGGTCTTACCAGCACCCATGACTAACGCCAAAAGCATCTGACCACGGTCTACCATTGCGTCGGAGGCTTCTTGCTGGAACGGATACAAGTTTCCTTTAAACATGCAACCACCACGGGAATACCGACGCTTTAGATATTGATTCATAAACTTCTGCGTCTGTCATATCACCAATGTCTTTTGCATCTGTATGAGAATACTTTGCCCAAAGAACAGGAGTTCTAAATGCAGGCAATTTTTGTCTTAACTTTTGTGCAGCTGCTATGCCTGCTGAATCATTATCTAAAGCAATAATCAATTTGTTTACATGGTTAGCAAGCAAAGAAATTTGTGTCTTGCTTATGTGCGCACCAAACGAGGCTAGTCCACAGCAACCACTCATTGCAGTATGCAAGCGTACAACATCAAGTGGGGATTCAACCAAAACGCAAGTATCGCAATCTGCTTTGTCAAGACCAAACAATGTGCTTGATTTAGAAACACCAACTGGATAATTTAGAACTCTGGTTTTGGATTTAGATTGCCAACCTAACAATTCCCCAAATGGAGACACTATTGGAATAACCCATGATTTCGTAGAGGTATCCCATCGGATACCATACCTTCGCACCGCTTCTCTATCTAAGTTTCTGCTTGCCAAAAGTTCATCAGAGGGTACGGAGAACTTACTAAATGCCATCCAATCAACAACTGGTTGTTGTGGTTCTTGCTCCACCGGGTTGGTCAACCTAGTAAGTCCATTATGAATTAGGAATTCGTGAACAGCAACAATAGAGTCGGTCTCACCTGTTAACTCGGAAACCAAATGAGACAGTGTTCCTTTAGCACCACATGAATAACAAATCCATAAACCATTGGAGGCGTTCATGGACCACGACGGCGATCTGTCAGCCTTGCCAGTTCTGTTTAAGTGGACGGGACACCTAGCAGAAATTTCAGTGTCTCCAACACGTACAACATCAACACCTAAACTTTTTAAAACATCTGCAACGTCAGTAGTACCA